GTGAACCTCCCTCGCCTCCTGCTCTGAGCGGCACCCGCTCCAGGGGTCGGGCTCGCGGACGGACTGGCCGGCGAACGTCGTGCGGAGCGTCACGACGCCCTCGCGATCTCGGCGAACCGCTTGAGGTGGATCTCCGCGAGCATGGTGTGGACCCTCGCCGCGTGGAGGCTCTTGAGCGCCCGAGCGAGGAGCCAGGAGTTGATGCTGATGGGGCGCATGGCTAGCGGCTCCCGTTCGCGCTGGGGGTGTTGGCGTCGCAGAAGCGACGGGCCGCGCGCCGAGTCGAGAAACCCCGCTCCTTCGCGCCGGGACCGTTGACGACCCAGGCGACGCGGTAGCCACCGAAGCGGATCTCGTCGCGGCGGATGGTGAAGGGCCCGCGGTGTTCGATGGTGTCGAAGCGGTTACCTGACGGGATGTGTGCCATTGCCGCCTCGGTCTCGTTCGTGGTCTGCATCGCGTCTCCCCGTCGTCGCCCTGCGTTCGCGCCGGATGTGTGAGCGGCGCTGTTCGACTGTCTACGAGGGCTAGACTAGGCGGGCGTGCGTAGAGTGTCAATAGACAGTAGACACTTTTTCTGGGGACGCCGAGACCGTCGCTAGGACGGCAACTTACGGGTCAAGCGTGCGCGCGCAGGAAGGCGGCGCAGCAGCGCTCGAGCTCGGCGATATCGGGCAGCAGGGCCTCGGGGTCCGGGCCTGTCGCGGCGAGTTCCGCGAGGCGGAGGAGTTGACGGGACCGGGCAAGAAACGCGGGAAGTTCACGCGCAAGCGCCGCTGAATCGCTCTCTGCGTCGTCGGGGGCCAAGGCAACCGCCCCCCGGAGGGTGCCATCAGACATGGGGACCCGGACGATACAGGGTCACCCTGTCGGACGGCTACGGGGTGGGACACAAAACCGCGGGATTTAATGCTTTTGTGACGCGATGCGTTTGAGCGCCTGGAGCGATTCCGCCTCATCCCACGGGATGATGGGCCACCCCCGCGGCGCTCCCCAGGCCAGCGCGAGGGATGCAACCCACTCCCACCGGAAGGGCCCGTCCCCTCGCTTCAGGACGTACCAGTAGGTCCGCTCGACCCCAAGAAAGTCGGTGACCTTCACCACCGACCACTTCGAACGGATCCGGCCCTTCTCGATCTCCTCCCCGATAGTTGCGGGAGTGAATGGCGGCGTCGGTCGTGGAGACACGGCCGGAATCATAGGGGGTTTTCTACGTTTCGCGGCCATGTAATGCGTCTACTTGAACTAGACGGATGAAAGGTGTAGCAGTGGTAGACATGACGATGGCGAAGAAGGTCGGCAACAACATCCGGAAGCTGCGGAAGGGCCGGGGCTGGTCCTGCAAGTACCTCGGCGACCTCGTCGACCTCACGCGCGGCGGCGTCTCCGCTATCGAGGTCGGCCGGGTGTGCGCCCCGCTGGATACCTGTGAGCGGTTCGCCCGGGCGTTCGCCGTTCCGCTCTCCGAGATCATCCCGCTGGGCCTCGTTCCTGGCCGCGCCCGCAGCTCGGCGCGCCGCGCTCCCGACAGCAACCGCTAGGACTTCGGAAATGTGCCTTAGCGCCATGGGCAAACTTTCGCCTGAACCAGCACCGTCCCCCACCATCCCTTTCCGCTGAACAAACCCCGGAGCCCCAAGGATGGCCAATACCGAACCCAGCAGAATCGTTGAGGACGACGACCAACCGGACCTATCCCCGGAACTGCACTGGATGCGGAAGGGTGGGCGGATTCGGAAGCTGCTGACGCGGGCCATCGAAGCGAATCGGCTGACGCACGAGTTCCTCGCCCGCGAGACCGGCATCGACGAGCGCCAGATCGGGCGCTGCCTCACGGACAAGGGCGGGGCGCATCCTCCGCTCGCGCTCGTCTCCTGCATCGCGTGGCACGACAAGGCGGGCGTGCTCCTCGCTGGACTCGCATCGATGCTGGGCTACGACGTGACGCCCCGGCGGCCCGATCTCTCGGCCGAGGTGCGCCGGCTCCGGTCCGCGCTTCAGGAGGAGCGGGAGCGAATCGACCGGCTGCTCGACGGAGGCCAGCCATGAGCGCCGGCAACGTGCTGCGCAACGCCATCTCGGCGGGCGCGAAGGGCGAGGACCGGAGCGGCACCTCGAATCCGACCATGCGCGCGCTCCGCCTCGGCGGCGAGGGTCCCAACGGCGCCGGCCGCATGGCCTTCGCGCTTGCCCGCCTCCGGAAGTCCGACGAGGCGAGGTCTGAGGCGCTGGAGCGCGACCCTCGGGTCTACCAGCCCGACCCCGACGAGACGACGGAGCGTCCCTGCGGCGGGAGGTGGCAGCCGTGATCGCCCCCGCTCTCCGCTTCGCAGTCGTCGTGCTGGTCCTCGGCTGCCTCGCGGTCGCTGTGGCCGTGGGGGCGGCGATCACTCTGAAGGAGAACGCTCGATGAGCAACCATCGTGGATGGATCGGCGTGGACCTCGACGGCACGCTGGCGGAGTACGGGGAGTGGCGCGGCGCCGACCACATCGGACCCCCGATCCCCGCGATGCTGGCGCGGGTTCGGCGCTGGCTGGAGATGGGCCTCGACGTGCGGATCTTCACGGCGCGCGTCGGACCCCAGCCGAACGGTGAGGACGTGGTGGCGTCCGAGGCCATCGCGAAGTGGTGCCGCGAGCACATCGGGCGCGCGCTGCCGATCACCGCGACCAAGGACTACTCCATGGTCGAGCTCTGGGACGACCGATGCGTGCAGGTCATCCCGAACACCGGCCTACGCGCGGACGGTGAGTCATGAGGACCCTCCTCTCTGCCCTGTTCTGGCTCGTCGCGTCAAAGCTCGTCGGGTGGGCCGTCGCGGTGAACCCCGCTCCTGTCCGCCGGGTGCTGGAGGCCGATGGCCCGACCCTGCGGCCCGCCTTCCCGAGGGTCGAGGAGTACGCCCGCGTCCTCACCGCCTCCGAGGCCGCGTGGGTCTGCCTGTCGCTCAAGGTCCACATCGGGCGGATGACCGGGCAGGTGCAGGCATGAAGACCACGATCCCTGGCCGCGTGGAGTCTCTGTCGATGCTCACAGGCTCCGACAACGAGGTGGAGGTGGTCGTCTACTCGCTGGAGGGGTCGCAGACGGTGCGGGTCCATGTCCCGGCTCCCCAGGCGGCCGGCATCCGCCTCGGGCAGCACGCCCTCGTGACCGTCGAGACCGTGGAGGCCGAGTCATGACCCTCCGTCTCGTCTCCCCACTGGAGCCCGTGCGGCCCCAGTTCCAAAGCCAGGAGCCGCTCCCCGAACTCCAGCCGATCACGCTCCCACCCACCCTGAGCGGCGCCGCCTGGTGGGCCATCGCTGCCGTTGTCGCTGTCGCGCTGCTCCTCCTGAGCGGCGCTGGGGGGACGCCGTGAGCGAGAGCAAATACAGCATCGAGACCATCTGCCGCGTCTACGACGACCACGCGGGTGTCTACGTCGAGGTGGGCCCCGACGGCGACATCGGCGGCCTCGTCGAGATCCGGACGGAGGGCAAGTCCACCGAATACTACGGTCCGGTTCGGCTCGTCATGGAGGCGGAGGCGGCGCGCGCTCTCGCGAAGGCACTGATCTCCGTCGTCAAGGCCATCGAGGCGTCCAAGTGACCTCCCGTCAGAAGTGGCTGAACCTCGCATGGCTGTTCGGCGGGTGGACCCTTGGCGTCGCCGTCCCCATCGCCATCATCGTGGCTGCCGCGTCCTGCGGCGGTCCGGGCGCCGCTCCTCCGACCTCCTCCTCCCCCCAGGACGGTCGGAGTGAGCGCGCCGTTGTCCTCGCTGACCGACATGCGTGGTGCGAGTCCTGCCGCGATCTCCCCATCCTCGGGGTCGGGCCGCGGGTCGCGAGGAGGGGGAGCCGGTGACCCAGCTCAGCATCTTCGAAGCGCATTCCGCCCGTCGCTCCGCCCTCTCCCGCGTTGAGTCTCACGCAGACCGGGAGTGGCTAGACCGAGCCTTCGCGGCGCTCAGGGGGTACCTCGAGCGAAACCAGACGTTCTTCTGCGACCAGATGTGGGGGCTCATTGAGAAGCCCCGCGAGGCGCGCGCCCTCGGTCCCGTGATGGTCCGCGCCGCCAAGGCTGGCCTGATGTCGAAGACCGGGGAGTACCGGCTCTCCGTCTCCAGCAACCTATCTCCGAAGCCGCTGTGGAGGTCGTTGGTCTACAGGGGGACGCAACCGTGAGGCTCCGCGGCGCCCTCGCGCGCATGGACCCCTGGACCCCGGACGAGGACGCCCGGCTCCGCTCCACTTACCCGGCCGGCGGCCTCGCCCTCGCCATGGCCGAGATTCCGGGACGCTCGGAGTCCTCGATCTTCCACCGCGCCCGGCGGCTGGGGCTCAACCGTCGCCGCCGCTGGACCCCGGGTGACGACCTGACGCTCGAGGCCCTCTGGGGCGAGGGGCTCCGCCTCTCCGCCATCGCGAAGACGCTCCAGCGCACCCAGGCGACGGTCTACTGGCGCGCCCAGAAACTCGGCCTTCCCCTCGGCTGCCCCGAGGGCTTCGAGTACCTGTCTCACGCGGCGGAGCGGGCGGGGTTCTCGACCGGCCGGCTCGTCCAGATCCTTCGGTCGCACGGGTTCAAGGTCCGGGCGGCGCTGGCGCGGCCACGCGGCGTCGAGACCCGCCGCTTCCACGTCGTTGCCCCCGAGGACGTGGACGCTGCGGTCGCGGCCTACGTGCAGACGGAGACACCCCAGGAAGCGGCGCGCCGGCGCGGCATCAACGCGGACCGGCTCCGGGCCAGGCTCGCCCGCATCGGCATCGCGAACGAGCCGGGGGAGCGGAAGCGCATGCGCGTCACCGACGCCCAGGTCGAGGCCGCGAACGAGCTCGCGGTGTGGTCGCACCGAAACCGGGTCGCGTCGGGCGCGTCATCCCACGGAGGGGGCGGATAGATGGCTGGAACGGAACTGCTGCGCGGGGAACGCTACCTGCGGGTCAAGCTGGGCCTGCCCAGCAGCGACGGGGCGCGGGTCCTTGAGCGGCACCTCGGAGAGCGCCGGGCGTGGGCGTACGCGCTGGAGATGTGGGATTGGTTCGCCAGGGACCACCCCGAAGGCGAGCTCACCGGGCCGGACGCAGCCTTTCTCATCGCACGGGGCGCTGGGTGGCAGGGGGAGTGGGACAAGTTCTGCGCGGCGATGGTCACCGCCGAGTTCCTCGCACCCGTCACGGAGGGGTTCAGGGTTCGCGGATGGGAGAAGTGGGCGGGCTACTACTTCACCGTCAAGGCCAAGGAGAAGGCCAAGAAGAAGGAGCAGCGGAAGCCAGAGTCCCAGGGACAGGCCGAGGGATGCATCGGGGATGTCCCGGGGATGTCCCGGGGACAGGTACCCGAAAACAAGACTCCGGAGGGGGTCTGTCCCAGGGACCCCTCTCATATCTCTAGTGTCTCTTCTTCTGTTTCTGAGGGGGTGCAGGGGGAGGCCGCGCCGACCATCCGGCGGACCCCGGTGCGCGCCCGCCTCGTCTCGCCCTTCGGCGCAGCGGACCCCTTCCCGAACGTCACGGCCGTCCTCGCCGCTCTCTGGGATCGCGGGGTCGATGCGGCTCCGCCCTCGGAGAAGTCGGCCCCCCGCGTCGAGGCCGCCGTGGTCTCCGCCACCATCCCGGTGGCCGTGGAGCGGCTCGCCGTCGTCTACGCGAACCCCGACGCCAAGAAGCCGCTGACCTACCACACCAGCGCGATCCGGGGTGTGGCGGACCGGCCCAGCGCGGACAACGGCCGCCCCGACGTGTCGCAGATGGACTACTCGAAGCCCCCGCCGCTGTAGGTGACGACCATGGACCCTCGATTCGAAGAATGGGCGGAGCGGATGCGGCAGCGCGCCGAGGACCCCGCGTTCCGAGCCAACGCTGAGAAGTGGCGTGAGACGAAGGCAGAGGCCGCCCAACGCGAGAACGACCGCCTGATGGCCCTCCATGTCGCCGGAGTGCCCGCGTCGCTCTGGGATGCCGTCATGGCCCCCAAGGTGTCGGACGCGCTCGAGGCCGCCCAGCGGTTCCTCGATGCCCCCCGAGAGTGCCTGTACCTCGTCCTCGCGGGGCCGGCGGGCCGGGGCAAGACCTTCGCTGCCGCGTGGGCGGTGTCCAAACGGGATGGCCGGTACGTCCTGGCGCACGACCTCGTCGCCGCCGGCACCTTCGACCCGCTCTGGAAGGAGATCGCCGCCGCTCCGCTTCTCGCCATCGACGAGCTCGGCTCGGAGTACCGGAACCCAGCCTACGAGGCGAGCTTGTATGCGTTGCTGAATAGGCGGCACGCGAACGCATACAAAACCGTCCTCTGCACGAACCTCGACGGCGGAGCGTTCGTGACCCGCTACTGCCCGAAGGCCGGGGACCCTCTCCGGGACCGGTTGCGGACGGCGCAGGCGTGGGTGGCGCTGCCGGGGGAGTCGATGCGTAAGCACTTCAGCGAGACCGAGACCGAGACCGACGAGGAGGGGGCCAAGTGAACCTCGAGCGAATCGCGCTCATGCGCGCAGAGGAGCAGATGCACGCCGAGACGTGGCGGAAGGCGGACCGCGGCGAGTTCCGGGTCTCGGTCAAAGAGACCGCCTGCCTCGTCTGCCACACCGTGTTCACGAAGTTCTCGGGCCGGAACGCCATGATGTGCCCCGAGTGCCGCGCGGCGGGGTGGTCCACGGTCCCGTGCAAAGGCTGCGGCGGACGGCTGCGGCAGCTCGACCGCCGGGCGGTGAAGTCCCGTCGCGGCTACTGCCAGACGTGCCGCGCGGCGATGCCCCAGGTCCAGCGTGGCGCCGAGACCATCGCCCATGCGAGGGCGGTGCGGATGGAGCGGCTCGCGGCGCGGGGGTCTGAGGCATGACCACGGTCCGCTTTGTCATCCCCGGCGAGCCCGTCTCCTGGAAGCGCGCCAAGCGCGGCAACGGCTTCAGCTACACCGACCCCAAGGACAAGGCGCACCGCGAGAAGATCCGCGCCTACGCCAGAAACGCCGGCGTCCGGCGACCCTTCACGGGCGAGGTGCGGCTCGACGTGCTCGTGTTCACCTCGCTGCCCCCGCTCGATCGCCGCGTCGGGGACCGGGACAACTACCTGAAGGGCGTGCAGGACGCGCTCCAGGGCATCGCGGTCCGCGACGACCGGCAGTTCTGCGACGGCCGGACGCTCAAGGCGCAGGACGCGTCCCGTCCCCGCACTGAGGTGGTGATCCAGCCGCTCCCGGAGCCGGAAGCCGTGACCTGGGACGAGGCCGTACAGCAGGCCGAGGACGCCCGCCTCGCCGAGCTCCGGACCGGCAAGGACCTAAACAAGGGGCCGGCGTGATGATTCCGGCCTCGTCGGCGGAGCAGGAGGAGGCCGAGCGGTGATCTGCCCCCTGCCCGAGATCCCCAACTGGCGCGACTGGCTCGAGTTCAGGCGCGAGGAGGAATGGGAATGAGCACCATGGCCGAGGTCGTCCAGTTGCAGCGCGCCGAGGAGCAGGCCAACGGAACGCGCGTGAAGTGGGAGATGCGTATGGACGCGGCCACGCGGAACCGGACCGGGAAGCGGATGGTGCGCGTTCAGGTCATGGTGACGCAGGAGGTCGCGGACCTGATGGCGAAGCACGGTCCCACGAGCGTGGTCGGGCGCCGCATCATCGAGCAGTGGGCGATGCGCGTCGGATAGTATCTCTCGGCGCGCCCGCTCCGAATCCGGCCAACTGGCCGACAGATGGCGCGCCCCAGCGTGTACCGGCCCGAGTTCGTCGCGCAGGCTGAAAAGCTGTGCGCCCTCGGAGCGACGGACCTGGAGCTGGCGGACTTCTTCGGGGTCGATGTCTCCACACTGTACCGCTGGAAGATCAGCCACCCAGAGTTCTGCGAGGCCATAAAGGCCGCCAAGGTGGCCGCCGACGAACGGGTCGAGCGAAGCCTGTACGCGCGCGCCACCGGGTACACGCACGACGCGGTCAAGATCTTCTGTCAAGACGGCGAGGTCATCGAGGCCCCATACCGCGAGCACGTTCCTCCGGACACCGGCGCGTGCGCCTTCTGGCTCAAGAACCGGCGGCCCGACGAGTGGCGTGACAAACAGGACGTCGCGCACAGCGGGTCCGTCGAGATCACCAGGATCGAGCGCGTGGTGGTCGACGCGGGCAAGGAGCCCGCGAAGTGACCATCCTGCGCATCGAAACTCCTCGGGTGTTCCTCCCGCTCATCGAGCCGGCCCGGTACAAGGGCGCGCACGGCGGGCGCGGTTCGGGCAAGAGCCACTTCTTCGCGGAGTCGCTCGTGGAGCGCTGCCTCATGCACCCCGGCACGCGCTGGGCCTGCATCCGCGAGGTGCAGAAGTCGCTGGAGCAGTCGGTGAAGCGACTTCTTGAGGACAAAATCGAGGCGCTCGGCGTCGGGTCGTCGTTCAGCATCCAGAAGTTCGAGATCGGCACGCCCGGAGGCGGGGTCCTCATCTTCCAGGGCATGCAGAACCACACCGCCGACTCGATTAAGTCGCTCGAGGGTTTCGACGGAGCGTGGGTGGAGGAAGCGCAGAGCCTGTCCCAGCGCTCGCTCGACCTCCTGCGGCCGACCATCCGCAAGGACGGCTCCGAGATGTGGTTCTCGTGGAACCCGCGCCACGAGACGGACCCGATCGACAAGCTGCTCCGCGGCGAGCACGTGCCTCCCGGTAGCGTGGTCGTCGAAGCAAACTACAGCGACAACCCCTGGCTTCCGAACGTGCTGCGCCATGAGATGGAGTACGACCAGCGCCGCGACCCTGACAAGTACGCGCACGTCTGGAAGGGCGGCTACGTGCGCGCGAGCGAGGCGCGCGTCTTCCGCAACTGGCGCATCGAGGAGTTCGAAGTCCCGGCGGACGCGATCATTCGCCAGGGCGCGGACTGGGGTTTCGCGGTCGACCCTGCCGTTCTCGTCCAGTGCTACACGGTCGGCCGCACGCTCTACGTCCCGCACGAAGCGTGGATGATCGGGTGTCAGATCGACAACCTGCCCGACCTCTTCGCGACCGTGCCGGGCGCGGACAAGTGGTGGATCACGGCCGACTCGGCGCGGCCCGAGACGATCGCCTACATGCAGCGCCACGGGTTCTCGAAGCTGGGCCCCGCGGCAAAGGGCGCGCGCAGCGTGGAGGAGGGGGTCGAGTTCCTCCAGGCCTACGACATCGTCGTGCACCCGCGCTGCAAGCACACGATCGACGAGCTCACGCTCTACAGCTACGAGACAGACCCGCTAACGGGCCAGGTGCTACCGAAGCTGAAGGACAAGGACAACCACGTGATCGACGCGCTCCGGTACGCCTGCGAGGGCGTGCGGCGCGCCGTGAAGCCTGCGCCGCCGCCGGTGGTTCGGACGCAGCGTGTGGCCACGGGGTGGATGGCATGAGCCGCGACGCCAAGGCCGACGCCACGATCCTGGCGACCGCGCTCGAGCGCTTCAAGCGCTGCGAGGAGGCCGAGAGCGAGAACCGCTCCCGCGCCCGCGAGGATCTCTCCTTCAGCCTCGGCGAGCAGTGGGACGACGCGGTTCGGCGGGCTCGGCAGAACGACCCGAACGGCGCGCGGCCCTGCCTTACCGTCGACAAGCTCGACCAGTACGTGCGCCAAGTGGTGAACGACGCGCGGCAGAACAAGCCGGCGATCAAGCCTCGCGCGAAGGACGAGGGTGCGGACGTCGAGACCGCCGAGGTGCTGTCGGGCATCGTGCGGCACATCGAGGACCAGAGCTCGGCCGACATCGCCTACGACACGGCGGCGGAGATGGCGACCCGCGCCGGGTTCGGGTTCCTCCGCGTGGTCACCGACTACGCGAACGACGACGGGTTCGAACAGGACATCTTGATCCGCGAGGTCGCGGATCCGTTCTCCTGCTACGTTGACCCTGACGCGACGCAGGCGGACGGCTCCGACGCGCGCTACGGCTTCGCCTGGGAGGACATGCCCCGCGAACAGTTCGTCGCGCAGTACCCCGACGCGGATCCGTGTGGATTCGATGCTGCGAGCGAGGGCGTCGGGACGTGGATCCGCGAGGGCACGGTCCGGGTGGCCGAGTATTTCGCGGTCGAGGACGAGCCGGTCCGCGTGTGGCAGGGTCCGGACGGCAAGGCGTCGGAGACCGAGATTCAGGGCGCGACCTCGCGCACCGTGAAGCGCCGGAAGGTCATGTGGCGCAAGATCACCGCGCGCGAGGTGATCGAGGAGCGCGAGTGGCCGTCCCGGTACATCGGGATCGTCCCGGTCTACGGGCACCGCATCACCGTTAAGGGCAAGCGCGTCATTCGGTCGCTGGTCGGGTCGGCGAAGGACGCGCAGCGGATGTACAACTACGCGGCCTCGGCCTTTGTGGAGCGCGTGGCGCTGACTCCGAAGGCGCCCTACGTCGCAACGGCGGCGCAGATCGAGGGTCACGAGGCGACCTGGCAGTCCGCGAATACCGGGAACTACTCGGTGCTGCCGTACAACGCGGATCCCACCGCGCCGCCGCCGCAGCGCCAGCAGGCCGCCGACATCCCCTCCGGGTGGATGGCGGTCATGCAGTCGATGGAGCACGACGTCCAGGGCGCGCTCGGGATGTACAACGCGTCGCTCGGCGCCCCCTCGAACGAGAAGAGCGGCAAGGCGATCCTGGCCCGCCAGCGCACGGCGGATATCGCGACGTTCCATGTCATCGACAACCTGTCTCGAGCGATCCGCCAGGTCGGCCGGATCGTGATCGACCTCATCCCGCGCGTCTACGACACGAACCGCGTGGTTCGCATCCTCGGCGAGGACGGAAGCGAGGACTTCGCGCGCATCGACCCTGAGCAGCCGCAGGCGAGCCGCGAGGTCCGCGACACGCAGGGCCAGGTCATCGAGCGCATCTACAACCCCGGCGTCGGTCGTTACGACGTGACTGTGACGGTCGGGCCCGCCTACTCGACGAGGCGGCAGGAAGCGGCCGAGTTCCTGACGCAAGTCGTCCAGTCCTCGCCGGCCATGATGCAGGTCGCGGGCGACCTGATGTTCAAGGCGCTCGACATGCCGTACGCGGAGGAAATCTCGAAGCGCATGGCGAAGATGCTGCCGCCGCCGCTCCAGGATCAGGAGCAGGGCCCGCAGGTGCCGCCCGAGGTCCAGCAGCAGATGCAGGCGATGGGGCAGCAGATGGAGCAGCTCCAGGCTCAGCTTTCGTCCGCCGCCGCCCAGCTTGGCGACAAGCGCATGGAGTACGAGGGCAAGCGGGCCGACCTCATGGTCAAGGAGCGCGAACTCGCGATCCGCGAGTACGACGCGGAGACGAAGCGGATCCAGGTCGTCGGGGCCGGCATGACGCCGGAGCAGGTTCAGGCCATCGTCCTCGATACCATGCGCGCCGTGGCGACGCCGCCTTCGCCGCCCGGGAGCGCCGGCCCTGGCTACGAGCCGATGACCGTTCCCGAGCCCGGCGAACCGCCCGAGATCGAGGAGGCGCCCGGCCAGCAAGAGCAGCCGGAGCCGCCCGAGCCGATGCCGATGGACGAAGCGAGCATGCCTAACGGTGGGCTGTCACCGCGCGAGGAGCCCAATGGCTGACGAGACCAGCACCACGACCCCCAGCACTACCCCGACCGTGACGACCGCCACGCCGGCGCCGACTCAGGGCGAGACCACGACCACGCAGACCCCTGCCCCGGACGCGAGCGCCACGCCGGAGACGCAGGACGGCAAGCCGGACGCGCACGACGAGGCCGACAAGCACACCCTGCCCCGGGGCGTGCAGAAGCGGATCGACCGCCTCACCCGCGAGAAGTACCGGCTTCAGGCCGAGCTCGAGGTGGCGCGCAAGCAGGCCCCGCAGCCGGAGCCCAAGCCCCAGCCCGCACAGGGCGAGCCGAAGGCAGATCAGTACAAGTCCTACGAGGAGTATCTCGAGGCCCGCGCCGAGTGGAAGGCGGAGCAGCGGGTCGAGAAGCGCCTCGGTGAGCTGCGCGAGAAGGCGCAGCGGCAGGCCGGACAGGCCGAGCAGGAGAAGCTCCAGACCCAGTGGGAGAAGCGCGTCAGCGAGGCGCTCACCACGTACGACGACTTCGAGGAGGTGGCCCTCTCACCCGAGGTGCCGATCTCCGAGCCGATGATGGCCGCGATCCTTCGTTCGCCCAAGGGGGCGGACGTCGCCTATCACCTCGGCAAGAACCACGACCTGGCCGCCCAGATCGCCGCGCTCGACCCGGTCAGCGCAGCAATCCGCATCGGGGAACTCGCGGCAAGCCTGACGCGGCCCACCCCCAAGAAGACCACCGGCGCGCCACCTCCGATCAGTCCGGTAG